TGATAAACTCCAAAAATCCGACATAAAAAAACAACATGATAAACACAAAAGAATTTCAACGACGATTCGCGCGAAAATACATTGAAACCGGCAATGCGGTTCAATCTGCGATATATGCCGGATGGACACGACCAACCGCATTGTCGCGTTCGCATGAATTGGTGGAAAATGCGGGAATCAAAAAAGAAATGGAGCGTTTGCAAGACAAAGCAGAAAAGGAACACGACGGTTTGCGTGACAAAATCATTGAACAATATTCAAAAATCGCATTCACCAACGTGTCCGACATGTTCACGATTGGTTCGGATGGAAAAGTTGAATTGATACCAATGGCGGACATGGACAAAAACCAATTGGCGTTGATTGCCAACATGAAATCAAAGGTAAAATTTGATTCAAACGGGATTCCGCATCATGATTTTGAAATTGCGATGCATGACAAGTTGAAAGCATTGGAAAAATTAGGGCAAACAATTGGCTTATTCAAAGACGTGCAAGAAACGAAAATCACGTCGGTGGACTTTGCCATCACAAAACCGAGTTCGTCCCATGACGACCCGGAAAATGACGAAAACCCGGCAATTCCGAACGTCTAATGGTGAACATCAACATTCCGAAATGGCGTGATTTGGTGAACGCGCCATTTTACCCAATGGAAAACAACCGTGATGACATCCTTTTCAATTGGGGTGGACGTGGTGGTGGAAAATCCATCGCCGTGTTGCGATATTTGATTGTAAAGTCATTCACGGAACCGGGTTTCAAATGCATTTTGATTCGCAACGTTTATGCAGACATTAAGGATTCGATGTTTGAAGCCATCCGGGATGAATGCACCACGTTGGGCATCATCGACCATTTCCATTTTACCAAAAATCCAATGGAAATCACCAACAAAGTCACCGGCGGTGTGTTCATTTGCCGGGGACTAGATAAGCCGGAAAAGTTGCGAGGTATTAAGGAACCAACATTCGCATGGTTTGAGGAGGGAAACCAAATCGACGAAAGCGCATGGATAACCGTGTCCACATCGTTGCGTGGAAACATGGAACCACGGGAACATGGTGGTGAAATCGTCACGCCACATTTACAACAACTGTTTTCGTTCAACCCGGAAACGCATGGCGAGGACTTCGAATCGTTTTGGCTATACAAAAAGTTCTTTTCAAAAACAACATTGAAAACATTTCGTTCGTCCATTGAAACCGAGGGCATCGACGGCGAACCAATCACATTGACATACACGTCCATTTGGTCAGACTACAAAACCAACCCGTTCGTGTCGCCAAATTTCGTTGCGCAATTGGAAACGTTGAAAATTGACAATCCTTACTATTACCGCATTTTTGCGTTGGGTGAGTGGGGAAATAGGGCAAACGATGCGCCGTTTTATAAAACATTCAAAATGGCATCAAACGTGCGCAAAACAGAATATGACCCGACGTTGCCATTGTTGTTGACCTTTGACGAAAACGTCAACCCGTATTTGACATTGAACATTCACCAATTGCACCAAGGGGACGACAAAACATCCATCCATCAAATTGATGAAATATTGTTGGAACACCCGAAAAACACGTTGGATGACGTTTGCAAGGAATTTGCGAAACGGTACGCGAGCCACACGGAATCCGTGGTCATCACCGGTGACCGTACATCCAAGAAAGCGGATGCCAAATTGGAAAAGGGACAAAATTTTTTCACATTGATTGAATCGAAGTTGGCGAAATTCAATCCCGTGGTTCAACTACCAAATCAAAACCCGAACGTGAAATCCCGTGGTGAATTCATCAACGATATTTTCGCCGGCAAACATCCGCATTTGGAAATCGTGATTGGTAGTCAATGCACCATTTCCGTTGCGGACTATTTGAATGTAGTTGAAGCACCGGACGGAACAAAGCACAAAGCTAAAACGCGGAACAAAGAAACGGGCGTGTCATTCGAGCGTTTCGGGCATACATCCGACGCCAACGATTATGTCCACATCCACGCGTTCAAAAAGGAATTTTTATCGTATATTACCGGGAACACCAAACACAAAGTCATCACCGGCAAACGCCGTTCCGTGACACGTGGAAAAAACCGAATATAAATGGCATTTATTGAAAAAACAGATTTGGAAAAATACATGACCACCACGGATTTGGAGCAAATCACCGGTGGTGATGACGCAATCATTACGGCATGTGTTGATGACGCCATGGAAACCATCCGTGAACGTTTGCAACAACGATATGACATGGACGTGGAATTTGGGAAAACGGCACCGAATCGCCAAAGGTCATTGTTGAAACACACCATTGCCGTGGCTTTGTACTACCTTTGCGAGCGCATCGCGTTTGATGCATTGCCGGAAAACCGTGTGGTGTCATACACCAACGCAGTCAAATGGGCAAACGATGGTGCGTCCGGGACAATCCAATTGTCATTGGAAAAGATAGCAGACAAGCAAAGCGGGACGGCGATTCGTTACGGTCACGCGTCAAAAAATAATCATTACTAATGGAAAAGGACACGCACAAATCCGGGTTCGTTCAAACCAAGGAAACGGACAAAAAAGCAAAACGCATCATGAACAAAGTTTTGCAAGACCAACTATTCAGATTTCACAACACCATTTCGTTGTGGAAAACGGCGGTTGAGGAATTCGAAAACCCACAATTTCCAATGAACGTGGATTTGATACGGGTGTACAATGACGCCGTGTTGGATGGGCATTTGTCCGCATTGATTGAATCACGAAAGCAGAAAACGACCGGTTCGGACTTCAAAATCGTTGATGACAAAGGGGACGAAATCGAGGAACAAACGGCGATGATTGAAAAACAATGGTTCATGGATGCTATGAATCATGCGTTGGATTCCAAATTTTTTGGTTTCTCATTGTTGCAATTCGGCGACCGCATGGGACGTGATTTCAAAACGGTTGATGTTGTCCCGCGTGAATACGTGTTGCAACAAAAATCATTGGTGAAAACGTCGCCAAATGCATTCACCGGAAAACCATTCAAATCGTTTGCCGGGTGGGTATTGCCGGCGGGAAATCCATGTGATTTGGGATTGCTTGCAAAAGCGGTTCCATTAACCGTGTACAAAAAGACGGCGTTGGGTGCATGGGCGGATTTTACAGACATTTATGGCGTGCCATTGCGTGTTGGAAAAACCAATGTTCGTGATGATGAAACGCGCGAAAACATGGCGGAAATGTTGGAAAACATGAGGGCGTCAACATGGGCGGTTGTGGACACGGACGACGTTGTGGAAATGGTATCCGGAACATCAACGGACGCATACCAAACATTTCAAAATCAAATCGAGTTGTTGAACAATGAATTGTCCAAATTGATGGTCGGTTCAACCATGACCATGGATTCCGGTTCGTCACGTTCGCAGTCAGAAACGCACGAGAACACAACCAACCAAATTGCCAAAGCGGATGCGCGTTGGATGGAACATTGGTGCAACACTGAGTTCATCCCGTTTTTGAATTCATACCACGGATTCAAAATCACCGGAAAATTTAAGTTCGACACGACCGAAGTGTTGACCATTGCCGAACAATTCGACATCGACAAAGAATTGTTGAAACACTACAAAGTCCCGGCATCATACATCGTTGAAAAATACGGAACACCGGTGGACGAAAAGGACGGAAACGACGTGGAACCGGCAAAAAACAATGACGATGTGCAAAAATGAAATCAAACACATTTGTTCGCAAAGTCCCATTGATTTTGATGTTGACCGTGTTTTCACAGACCGGCAAACGCAACAACTTTTGCGGGACATTTTCAATGGAAAGGTTGACCCGGACACATTACCGGTGGACACATACAATTCCACCGGTGAAATATTGACGCGCGGTGCCGTTGAGGGAATCAAAAATGAACAATTGTTGGGGTTGGGGTTCGTGCCCGACCAACAATTCATGAATGATTTGCAAGATAACGCATACAAATTCGCCGGTGCAAAAACATTGGACGAGGTCATCGCATTATCCGATGCATTGATTGACCCGGAAACGAAAAACCCGCGCACGTGGTCACAGTTCAAAGAGGTGGCACACCAAATCACGGAAAACCACCGTGTTCATTGGTTGCGTGCTGAGTACAACAACGCCATGTCATCCGCACAGATGGCATCCAAATGGGATGATTTGGTTGGTGATGATGATTTCCCGTATTTGAAGTATATCACGGCGGGGGACGGTCGTGTCCGTAACCATCACGCGCGATTAGATGGAACCATATTGCCAAAGGAACACACATTTTGGTCGCAATTTTACCCACCGAACGGATGGAATTGTCGATGCACCGTGGTGAAATTATCGGATTTGTACGATGACGAGTTGACACCACAATCAAAGATTCCAAGGATTGACCAACCGGACGAATTCAACATCAACGTTGGAACACACCGCGTGTTGTTTAGTCCCGAACATGATTATTTCACCGTTTCCGGACGACACCAAAAGGCATTGGACGTATTGCCGGCACCGGGAACCGTTGGTGGTGCGCCACGTGTTAATGTCAAAAAGGAATTCAAGGAACCGGAACCGGCAAAAGTGTTGACGCCTAAAATATTAAAAGCGGAAACACAAGAGTTCTTTGATAATGAAACGGATTTCAATGTCAATAAAATAACGATTTCGAGTAAAGCGGACAAACAAAAAGTGTGGAAACAGATTCAACAAGTGAAGTCATTGTTTAGAGAATATCGTATCCCGGAATATTACAACCATGAGTTGGGAACAAAAATCATGTTCGCAAGCACGCGCCGTTCATACGGTTATGTGAGAACATCCGGAAACGTTTTTCTAAAGAACATCAAAAAAGAAGAAATAAATTTTGGTCATGAAACCATGCCATCATCGGAGTATTCAAAGAAAGCGCACAACCGTTCGAAATCCCGTGTTGACATTGAAAATGCGGATTTGTCAACGACAACGCATGAATTTTTTCATGTATTATCCACATCTAGCAGACACAACGAACCGGAGTTTTGGAAAGGCTTGAAAGACATAAGAAACGAATATTCAAAAGAATTAATGAAATTGAATCAATCCCGTGCGGGTGTTGATGAAATCGACAAAATCCATTTGGGGACGTATTCACACACTAACATTGACGAATTTGGTGCCGAGGGATTTAAGGAATACAAATTAAGCAAATCGCCGTCCAAGTACGCGCAAAAAGTAGGTGAATTAATAGACAAATATTTCAAAAAATGAGTGAGCCAAAAAAAGTAAATTGTTTAAAATGCAAGCATTTCAACCAATTCGGGATTGGTTGCAAAGCGTTTGACGACATACCGGAAAACGTTGTGAACGGCATGAATAAACACACAAAACCAATCAAAGGTCAGCGCGGAAAATACGTGTTCGAACCAATCGACGACGACGAATGAAAACGTGGAAATCATCGGCAAAAATGATGGAATTTCAATTGGACAAAGTCCAACGGAACAAAAAGATTTTGCCAAAGCTAATCGCCAATGAAGCGGTCAACGAATTCACGCAGAATTTCCGTCGTGGTGGATTCAAAAACAAAGTCACCGTACCATGGCGACCACGGAAAAACCGTGATTCCGGGCGTGGTGTTTTGATTGGAAAAGGTGGTGGAAATAAATTGTTCCGTTCCATCCGTGCAAAGCGCGTGACACAACGTCGGGTGGTCGTTGGTTCATCGGTTCATTATGCCGGTGTTCACAATTATGGTTTGATGTCCGGGCGTAAGTCCGCGCCATTCCGCATGCCAAAACGGAAATTCATTGGACGTTCGACACACTTAAACAATAAAATCCGTAAATTGATTTTACACCGCATGAAATAAGACATGACAAGACATTTGATTGAACAAATACATGACCGAATCCGCGCAAAGTTGCCGGACGTCAAAACCGTTGGGATTTTCAACAACACTTTTGAACGCATCGCCAATGGTGACACGCACGGCGTGATGTTGCCGGCAATCTTTGTGTCATTTCCCGAGGGTATCACATACCAACAAAACGGTGGTGGTTTACAACGCACGGATGATTTCACCGTCCGTTTGAACATCGGATTTCGAGTGTTGACACCGGAAAAGGTGTTTGATGCATTCGATTTCAAAACCGAGGTTTACAAAGTTTTTCACAAATGGCAACCATCCATGGCATCATCGTTTTTCAGAATCGCCGAAACGGCGGATGAACTATTCGAAAACGTGTATGTGTTCGAAATGGATTTCAAAACAAATATCATTGCGGATGAAAAGTTCATCGACAATGAAACCACACCGCACATGGTTGACCATGCAAACATCAGTTCAAAATACGTTGACAAAATAATCAAATAAATATGGCACGCGAAATCTCAGTCATTCAAGAGGAAATGACACAAAAAATTCAATCCACACCGGAATTGGCGGGGTTGAATTCACCATCCGCAACGGCGATTTGGCGTTTGTGGACGTTCATTTTCGCCACGGCAATCCACATCCATGAATCGTTTTTGGACATCGGAATCATCGAAATGGAAAACATCGCACGTGATGCGGTGCCGGGAACACCGCAATGGTTGCAACGTCGTTGTTTGGAATTTCAATATGATGCGGACAACCCACAAATCGTGAGTGTTCAACCGGATGGTAGTGTAAAATATAACACCATCGACGAATCATTGCGCGTGGTGACACGTTGTTCCGTGGTGGAAACCGAAACGCAAGTGGTGGTGAAAACGGCAACCGGTGACGCGGATTCATTGCAACCATTAGACACACAACAATTGTCCGCACTTAGAAGTTATTTGGATGAAATAGGGTTCGCCGGAATCATTTTGCGTGCTGAGTCATTCGAACCGGATGTGTTTGTGTTGGATGTCAATGTTGTTTATGATGCGCAATTCGTTGGTGATGTAGTAAAACAAAACATTGTTGATGCTATGAAAACTTATTTGTCGGACTTATCAATCAACCAATTCGATGGTGTGGTTGTTCGCGAACACGTGGTTGACACAATCCAAAAAGTGGATGGCGTGATTGGTTTGGATTCGCAAGGAATGGAAATGCGCGCACAATATTTCGGGCAACCGTTCCAATTAATCACCGGGCGCACATACACATCAAACGCCGGGTATTTAACATTTGACGACGTGGTTTCAAATATCACACTAACACCGAACAATGATATATAATATTGACTTTTCTTTGATGGTCAACCGTTTGTTGCCGGTCAAAAAACGAGTGACAAAACACGTGGCGTTTTTGGTCGCGTGTATTGATTCAATCCAAGTGTTGAACACGGCGTTGTTCGATGTGTGGTTTTCAGATGTCAAAGAGAAAGCGCGCCGTTCGGCACAACGCATTGCGTTTGAAAAAGCGTTGAACGACGATTTGAACCCGGACGGGGTGCGTAAAATCACAATCGAAAACAACGTGTTGGACTTTGAAAACGTGTATTTTCACACCGAGGCGGAACAATATTGGGAAACCACGTATTTGGGAAAACAAATGCGAGTGATTGCGCACGATGCCGGGAATCAAACGAGTGCGTTTTGTTTTCGTGCTTTTAGTTGGGCAACAACAATGGATATTGATTTCAATGTGATATTCAAAAACACGTCACGTGGTGATGGCGAACAAATCATGACGTTTGGTGCGTTCAACAACTCAATTTCCGGGGTGGTGATGCTTAGTTGGCAAGATTCACCAACAAATGGTGTGTTGTATATTTCCGGCAAAGATGATTCAAACGGAATTACGGTTGATGTTGATTTACCATCCGGTGTGATTGATTTTTCCATCAAAAACGGTGATGTCACCGTGAATGGAACGGTGGTGCATACGTTGGCAAATCAAACGATTGATGTTGATTCGTTGGTGGCACCAATTGGTGTTGGTTGTTCCGGTTATAGTGGCGCGGGGTGGTCATACAATACCATGATTCAATTGGATATTGATGGCACCAACGAATCGTTTGAAACTAGCAACCCGGACATCATTGTGACATCACCGGTTGCCAATCCAAACTACATTCCATTGACCGTTCGTCGTTATGCGGACGGTGACGAGGTACAACCCGAAAACGCACCATTGTTTTTGGATGACCGCGCCGTGTTGGAAAACATAGCCGGGTTCACGGTTTGGATTCCAACTGAGGTGATGAACAACCCGGAAACACCGGAACCAAAAGTCCGTGCCACAATTGATTTATACCGTGTGGCGGGGACTAAATACACTATTGTCGAATATTAGTATATATTGCATTATGAATTTAAAAAAGACACTTTCAAATCCACCACAACCGGGTGGTGCGCCGGTTTACATTGGCGATTTAGTTAATGTAGAACAAAACGCAATGGCGTTGACGATTCCATTTTTGCAATGGAATATTGACAACGGAAACGGTTTTCGTTTTTCAAGTGGTGGCGTACAAGGGGTGACGCAATGGTCGGGTTCGGGTGCGTTTCTTACACCACCGGTTTATTCGAATTACCAAGATGATGGTTCACAGTTCGCGACGTTCGATGTGTCAGAGTTCACCGCATTAATTGATGGTAAAGTGTGTTATTATCCGGGCGGAAACATCCAAGTGAAATCAATGTCGTCGGAATACAAAACGGCGGTTGCGGTCATTGTCGGGAATGAATCCAAGGAAACGAGAGTTTTTAGGGATGGAAATTCAAAAGAAATGTTTATCACACATGATGTGGAATTACACCATATTGATTTGACCGCAAGTGGTTGGACTGAAAATTCAAATGTGACCGGAAAGGGGTGCGTTTCTTTACATCCGCAGTATGAAAAATCATTGGCGGTGAACGGTGATGTTGACAACCCAAATTCGGTTCACTATTGGGCATACCATCCACATTGCACGTTGGACATCACGAACATGGACAATGTGTCAAGATTGGCGAACACATCCGTCCAAGAAGATGAAATCGGTGTGACGTCATGGTCACAAGTCATTTTTGATGACGGGATTGGCTACACTTTTGAAGGTGGTTCCGCATACGCAAGAGAGGAAAAAATTAACAAAACAATTCGTTTGCGTGGCAATGTTTCTTATCGCGTGTCCAATACCGAATTGCAATTGATTGGTTTGTTGCCATCCGGTTCGCATCCACAGTTTGAACAAAACATCCCGTGCATGTACACGGACAATGACGAATTGGGATATGTGCAATTGAAAACGAACGGGCAAATTTGGGCAAAGTCAAACAACAAAGGTGGTTCCGACATGATTTTGTTGTTTGATGGCATTACTTTTCCTAAAGGATAAAAAAAAATAAAAAAACACGGTGGCGATTGTATCAAAACCGTATATTGTGAAATATGAAATTCGAGTTGTCACAGATTGAAAACAACGGAAACCGCGCCATCATGCGGTTGAACCGTCCCATTTCATCCGACCCGGCAAAGGGTATCACCGGCGATATGTTCACAAAAGAACATGACGCATTGGTGGATGCGGGTGTCACGGATTTGTTGGTGACCATTAATTCAACCGGTGGAAACACGTTCCAAGGGTGGGAAATCTTTTCAACCATTGCCGGTTCACCAATGAACACGGAAACACAAGTGGTTGGCGTGTCCGCATCAATGGCGGGCGTGATTTCGCAAGCAGGCAACAAACGTTCCATCAAATCCAACGCATTGTTCCATGCGCATTCACCACGTCCGGAAAAGGGCGCAAAGGTTGGCGCGGGTGTATTGATGCAAGTGTACAACCAAATCAAAACGGTGTTCGTGGAAAACACCGTGTTGGACGAAAATGGTGTGGATGGCATATTGGATGGCGAAACGTTTTTTGACGCCGTGACGGCAAAGGAAAACGGGTTGTTTGACGAAATCATCCCAACAACCGGACGTGTTCCGGAATTTGACAAGACAATGAACGCACACGACATCATGGACGTGGTCAATGCGTTTGAAAATACACCCGACCCGGCGGTTTCCGGGACAATTCAAAAAAATGGCAAAATGTCACAGATTAATGAGTTGTTGAAATTGTCGGCGGACGCGAATGAGTCGTCAACAATTGAAGCAATCCAAAATTTGCAAACAAGCGTTGCGGATTTGGAATCAAAAAATGCGGGATTAATCCAAGAGGTTGAGAACGCAAACAAAGCTGTTGAGAAATTGCAAGGTGAAAACCAAGCGATGAAAACGGCAAAGGTTGAACAAATCATTGCGAATGCAATTGATGCGGGCAAAATTGAAGCGGACAACGCGGACGTTTGGAAAGCAATGGAAATTGACCAATTGGAAAACCTATTGGCAACGATTCCATCAAAACCGGCAAATGCAAAAGCACCGGAAATCGTTTCAACGGAAAACAAAATCGACAACGTGGAAAACGCGTCGTGGAATTTTGAACAATGGTCACAAAATGACCCGGCGGGACTTGAAAAAATGAGAGTCGAAAACAACGCCAAATTCACCAAATTATTCAACGAGCATTACGCATAAAATCATAAGTGATGGCAGAACAAATATTGAAAGTATTTAGCAAAGACTTACAAAAAAACTTATTCCCGGCGAATGAGTTTTATAAGCAATCAAAATTGGATTCGGCGAACGGTGGTTCGGTTGAGGTTCCACAAAGTGGTTCAAAACCGGCGGTAACGATGAATGCATCGGTTCCATTAACACCGTCAAACCGTGTTGATGACGTGTTGACGTATCCGGTGCATAAATTCAACACCGACCCAATTTACGTTGAGGACGCAAACGAAGCCGTGATAAACTATTCGAAAAGAATGGATATCATGGGCGACCACATCGCATCGTTGAACACTACAATTGCGGAATACATCGCGACATCATGGTGCCCGGCGGATGGTTCATCATCGTTGAAAACAACGGGTGCATCAAGACCGTCAAGTGTTGCCGGTGGTGGTGCTAAAAAAGCGGTGACTTATGAGGACATTTTGGCGTTGATGACGCAAATGGACGCGGACGACGTACCAGCGGACGGTCGTTTCCTATTAGCAAGTGCGAACATGTACGCGGATTTGTTAAAATTACCGGAATTCATTTCAACGGATTTTCAAAAAGGAACACCGATTGTGGATGGCGTTGTTGGTGAAATTTTAGGTTTCAAAGTTTACAAACGTTCAAAGTCCGTAAGATACGACAACACGTTCAACGTGATTGCATCGGGGACTGCAAGTGCGACAACCGACCGTGACGCAATCATCGCGTGGCACAAAGGTTTTGTGAGACGTAGTGAGGGCAACGCGAAAACATACGGACGTTTTGACGACCCGGAATATTTAGGTTCAATTGTGAACGGAATGGTTCGTGCGGGTGGTTCAAAAGGACGTACAAATGGCGAGGGTGTCGCGGTATTAATCCAAGATACACACGCGTAACATTAAGCGCATAAAATCAATTTGACCCGGATGGATGACATTTCATCCGGGTTTTTTATTACATTGAAGTATGGCAACGAAATTTGAAAAAATCGCAATCATCGGTGGACACAAGGTGTTGAAATTCGATGGTGACAAACGCAAAGGTTCGTTTTTAAAAGACGAAAACGGGAACACAAAATGTTTCACAGACAACGACGAAATGGACAAAGCCATTGAAGCGGAAAAGAAACCGAAAAAGCAAACCAAAAAAAGCGATAAATAATGGCTTTGAATAGTATAAAATTTAATAGGAGCAAATCCGGGTTGGGTGCGCCGTTGTTGAACAACGACCACATTTCCGGTTTGGTGTTTTTCCGCGCATCGAAACCAACGGGATTCGACCCGGACAACATCCAAAAAGTTTTCAGTTTAGAGCAAATTGAGGATTTAGGAATCGAAATGGATGGTGCGTTTTCATCGTTATGGTACCACGTCCGTGAGTTTTTCGAAAAACAACCGAAAGGTGAATTGTATGTTGGAGTATTTGACGAGCCGGGCGCAACACCGGATTTCGCTGAAATCAAAACAATGCAAGAATTCGCAAACGGTGAAATTCGCCAATTCGGTGTGTGGTTGGACGACACGGCAACGGATGCGGTGAACATGGAAACACGTGTGACAGCGATTCAATCGCAATGCACAACGTTGGAAAACCAGGACATGCCATGTAACGTGATTTTTGCGCCGGACATTTTCGGTTTAGACCTTACAACGTTACCGGATTTAAGGTCGTCAGGACTTTGGAAAAACGTGTCGGTGACAATCGGGCAATCCGGGAATGGATTGGGTGCGACGTTATACACAACAGACATGAAAACCATTTCGGATTTGGGCGCAAAGTTGGGTGCGGTTGCATTCGCGAACGTTCACGAATCAATTGGGTATGTTGAAAAATTCAACATGGTGACAGCATCGGGTGAATTTAGCGAACCGGCATTTGCCAATGGTGATTTGTTGAAAAATACACCGATTGCACAAGTGGAAAGTATTTCAAGTTTGGGGTATATTTTCATGATGCGTTACACGGGGTATTCGGGGACGTACAATTCTAAGTCATACACATGTGTTCCGGCGTCGAACGATTTATCAACAATCGAGAGAAACCGAACAATGGACAAAGCAATCCGACGCACACGCCAATTGGTGTTGCCAAAACTTGCATCGCCATTGTATGTGAACGCGGATGGGACATTGACATTGGACACAATCGCAACATTCAAAGGATTATGCGACCAAGGATTGGCGCAAATGACAAGTGAGGGCGAATTGTCAAATGGACAATCAATCATCAACCCGGCGCAAGATGTGGTATCAACCAATCAATTGGTCATCGCATTAGAATTGCAACCGGTTGGAGTAGCGGAAAAAATTATCATCAACGTTGGATTTGTTCCAACAATAGCGAATTAATTATGGCAGATAGAACACCATTAGTGAACGGCGTTGCATACGCGTGGGTGGACATCACGGTGTCGTTGTTCGGGGTTCCGGTTGCCGGAATCACGGCGGTTTCTTATGAGGAAACGGGCGATGTTGTGAACAACTATGGTGCCGGGCGTCGTCCGGTATCACAAAGCAACGGAAAAATTGAAACCACGGCATCAATCACAATTGACCGTGCGGAATACAACGCATTAATTGCGTCCGCACCGGGCAAAAATTTGATGAACATTCCGAATTTCGACATGGTCGTGTCGTACACACCGGACGGTTCCGCACCGGTTGCGGACATCGTGAGAAATTGCAAAATCAAAAAAATGGTTGGTGGCGCAAGCGAAGGCGATTCGAATGTGGTTGCCGAATTGGAATTGGTACCGTCACACGTTGATTGGAACGCGACGGTTTAAAAGAAAATCGAGGTGTGAAAACCATTGATTTGTGTTTTGGAAACCCGGATGGCAACGTCCGGGTTTTTTTCGTATATTACGGATGAACAAAAACACATTTCAAAAATGGCAAAATCACAAAAAGAATTGACACAAGAATTGGCGCAATTGCGCGAAAAGTTCGGAACCGAAAAACCATTGTTCGCATTGACAACTTACATTGACGAAAAGGACGATGAGGAACGCACAATATTTTTGCAGAAACCAAACCGTTTGACACGTCAAGCCGGCGAAAAGCAAATCCAACAAAACGCATGGAAAGGTGCGGAAACGTTTTTGCGCGGGATGTATGTTGGCGGGGACGATTTGGACGAAATCATCAAAAATGATGACGCCATGATGATTGCATCCGAACAATTGGTTGAAGTCATCAAACTGAGGTCGGGAAACGTCCAAAGGGTGTAGAACTTGAAAATTTGAACGTGTCGGTTTCGGTGTTCAACCAATTGGTTGAACGTCCAATCGACCATCACAAAACACACATTGATTCCCTATTGGATGCAATCGCAACGGATGACGAGTTGTGGCAATGGGAATCGTTGTTGGTTTATCACCTAAAATTTGACATTGACGAAATCCGTTCATGGGATGACGAAAAGTTTTTCGACATGGTCGCACGGGTTCGTTGGGTAATTCAACAAGAACAAAAGCAGTATAAAAGCGGGGACACATAGTTCGCGCTTTTTGCGTATATTACGAGTACACAAAAATCATTAACCATGGCGAAAATGGAACGCGCGGAATTCGAATTCCTTTTGCGGGATTCGATGACATCATCATTGAAATCAATCATGTCCAACGCGGGGATGTTGGATTCAAAATTGAAGCAAGCGACATCATCATCCGGTGGTTTGGGTATGCTCAAATCAATGGTTGGTGGAAACCTTATTGCCGGCGGTATTCAATCCATTGCAACCGGGATGAAAGATTTGGCGTCGTTCGCTATTGGTGCCGGTGCGGATATGGAAAAAGCGCGAATCGGTTATCAAACATTAGTTGGTGACGTTGCAAAAGGGAACAAACTATTCGAGGAAACCACCAAATTCGCCAACGTGACACCATTTCAAACGGACGAGGTGCAAAAAGCCGGTCGAACATTGTTGGCATTCGGTGTGAAAGCGGACGACGTGATGTCCAAAATGAATTTGTTGGGGGATGTTTCCGCGTTGTCCAACCGTTCGTTTGATGACATGGCGATGATATACGGAAAAATCGTTGCCAACGGGAAATTGATGGGACAGGAATTGAACATGTTGGTTGACGCCGGATTCAACCCGTTGATACAAATGTCAGAAGACACCGGCGAATCCATGGAATCGTTGAGAAAACGAATGTCGCAAGGTTCCATCTCAGTTGAAGACGTCAACCAAGCGTTTAAAAATGCAACCGGTGAGGGTGGACGATTCAACAACGGGATGAAAAACATTTCGCAAACGATTGGTGGTAAATGGTCAACGTTCATGGGCGAATTGAAAACACAAATCGGTTCCATCATCGAAGAAAATTCAAAGTTTTTCACCTCATTTATTGACGGGATGATTTCGTCGTTGGTGTACTTAAAGTCATTCATTAATTGGATGAAAGAAAATGCCGAAACCATCAAAACGGTGACCATTGTTTTGGGTGGATTGATTTTGGCATACACAACATTTCGTGCGGTGTTGGCGATTGGCGCGTTGATTTCGGCGGTAACAACGGCGATGTCGTCCATGTCGGCGGTGACCATGATTTTGACCGCAAAACAATGGTTGTTGAACACGGCAATGATGGCGAATCCAATTGGATTAGTGATTGGATTGGTGGTTGGATTAATCGCCGTGTTTACGACGTTATATAACACCAATGACAAAGTCCGTGGATTTTTCGATGGTGTGTGGTCGGGAATCAAAAAATTCGGGGACAACATCACCAAGTTCGTCAAAAACATATTTGCACCATTCGTTGAAGCGTGGGACGAATTCAAAAAAGGGAATTACGGCGCATCGTTTGGAGCATTAACAAAAGGGTTATTCAATCTAACACCGGGCGGAATGATGGCAAACGCCATGAATGACGGCGATGGTGGAAACCTTTTTACCGGTGTTGGTGATGCATACAACGACGGCAAAGCGCAACAATACCGTGACGCCATGATGCAATACGTGGACGAGGAAAAGAAAAAGAAAAAAGAATCGGCGGGGGTGACCGGCAAAACGGATGAAGTCACGGATAAATCGGCGGGATATTCGACGGCAAATGGAACCAAGGACAAAGCAAAAGACAAAAGCAAATCGAGCGTGACGGGCGCATCATCCGGACGACCAACACACATCAACGTTGAAATCGGTTCGTTGGTTGACAATTTCAATGTCCATGCACAGAATTTGGAACAAATCCAAAGACAAGTCAAAGACGCCGTTTCGCGTGCGTTGACGTCGGCGGTAAATGATGTGAATTTAATTGCGCAATAATGAATTGGTCAATTTTAAAAGACATAGGAACATTCACTTTGGCATTATTGATTGGCATTGCCGGATTGATTCGTGTGGACGAAATAAGTTTAAAAATAGACGCACAATCCAAACACATCAATGAGTTGGAAACGCGATTGTCAATGGTGGTAACCAAGTCAAACGCACGTGTTCCATCCGAATTGGCATTGGACAACGAACAAAGAATCAAAGTAAACCAAAACGACATTGATTGGTTGAAGCGATTTGCTAAATATTTAAACACAAAAATTGAAAAATAATGCCGAACGAATATCCATTGCAACATGAAGCTGAGAACATCCAACGTGTTCAACCGGCAAAGATTTTGAAATCGTTTGGATTGCAACATGTCCGGGCGTTGAAATACGGCATATTGCCACCGGGCGGTTTGGGTGACCGTTCCAACAACGAATATGACATCCCATCCGGAACAACTGTTTTCGATAATGCGGACACGGGTGAAGATGGCAAAACGTTGATGTCATATTTGGGAACACCGGTGTTTTCAAATTTGGATTTCGTTGGTGGTTCATACAAGAATTTGCAAGGCGAACAAATCACGTATGATGATTTGAGGATTGACACCGTGTTGTTCGATGTGTCGCAGTCACGAAACATTGTCACAACGGAAATCCAAGGGCGCAACGGTACAATCAAAGAATACATTTCCGACGGTGATTTCGCCATCAACATCAATGGCATCATCGTTTCACCGGACGGCAACGAATATCCGGAAAAGGACGTCCAAACATTGGTTGAAATATTGCAAGCGCAAACCACCATTGGCATTGCATCGCGATTCCTTAATGATGTCTTTAATGTCACGGATGTGGTGGTGATGTCTTATAAATTCCCGCAACCCGAGGGATTCCAAAACATGCAACCGTTTTCCATCCAATGTTTATCAAACGACCCGGTGGAATTACAAATCAAAACGCGATAATGTACCAAGTCACAAGCAAAACAGAATTCGAAACGGTCACGTTTGATTTCACTAATGAAATCGAAATCGAATCAACATGGAATCAATTGTCCGACATCGGGCGCATCGTGATTCCACGAAACATCAACTTTGTGGATGATACCGGCAAACCGATTGACAACGTGTCATCCGGTGAAAATGCCGTGTTCAAACGTGGTGATTCGGTACGGATTCAAATGGGATATGACCGAAATTTGGTGGAACGATTCAACGGTGTGATTGCGACCGTGTCGAATAAATTCCCAATTGAAATGGAATTGGACGATGCGATGTGGCATTTGAAGCAAAACGAATTCACGTTCACCATGGACAATCCAACATTGGATGAACTATTGAAAAAAGTGATTCCGGCGGGTGTCGATTATGAGGTGACCAAGCAACAAACCATTGGTGAATTCCGTGTCACGGGCGCATCCACGGCGGTGGTGTTGGATGAACTACGCAAGAAACACAAAATTTTTTCATGGTTCCGTGGTGGTAAACTTTACATTGGTTTGTCGTATGTTCCGGAATTACAGAAACGACACCAATTCACCATCCATGATGATGTGATTGATGCGGATGGATTGAAGTTCATCAACGCGTTTGACCGCAAAATCAAAGTCAAAGCGGTGTCAATTCAAGATGATAATTCAAAGGTTGAAGCCACGGCGGGCGATGCGGATGGGCAGTTGCGAACGCTACATTTCAACGGGATTGATGACGAAAACGAATTGTTGAAAATTGCGGAATCCCATGTGGATGACTACAAGTTCGACGGGTTCGATGGTTCGTTCCAAACGTTCGGTCATCAATTCGTGGAACACGGGGACATCGTGGAATTGACCAACCCAAAAATCCCGGAACATGATGGCGCGTACATCGTCGAAAAGGTGGTGACGCGTTGTGGCATGGGCGGGATTCGTCAAGACATCACAATCAAACAAAAAGTCGCATGAATTTAATTGACATTTTACAGAACGCAACCAAAACGGATGCGGAACAATATTCACAATTTTGCACGGTCACGGCGGTGGATGGAAACACATGCACGGTGGAACCATTGAATGGTGATGCGCCAATCAACAAAGTGAAATTGATTGCCGGCGAAAGCGAAAACGGGGTTGTTTTGGTTCCGGCGGTGGATTCGGTTGTGTTGGTCACGTTCACATCCAAATCCCGTGCGTTTGTGTCCATGTGTTCAACCGTGGAAACGGTCACCATTCGTGGTGAACAACATGGTGGTGTTGTGATTGCACCGGAATTGAAATCACAGTTGGATAAAATGACCGCGCGCATTGATGGAATCATTGATGCGCTGAAAAATGGTGTAACTATTCCAAACGATGGTGGCGCATCATACAAATCAACGATTGGTGTTTCATTGGATGCAATCACGGATGTGGAATCATTTGATGAAATCGAAAATGACAACGTCAAACACGGATAAAAAACGTATATTGAAAACATGGGAAAAGCGCACGACATAAGGTTCACAAACGATGATGATTTGTTCATTGGTGCGGATGGTGATTTCGACATCACGGAATCCGACACACGCCATGTGGATGATATCATCGACGCATGGATTGGTCATTGGAAAGAATTTCCACTTGTGGGTGTAGGAATTCAACGTCGCCACGCACAATCCGGTGGAATTCAACGCATTTCGCGTGAAATCAAAATCCAATTGAAGTCCGACGGTTACAACGTTAAAAACATTCAATTCGATGCGGATGGTGGTGTGTATGTGACCGGCAAACGTAACGATGAAAACATTTAATCATGGCAAAAATTGAAGTGAAAACCGGACAAAACATTTATGACATCGCATTGATGACGCATGGAACCGTCGGTGGTGTGATTGATTTGTTGAAGTCCAACCCGGACATCGACATCAACCAAAATATTAACGCGGGGACCGTGTTGGAATATACGGAAACACCAAACGCGTTTTCTGAGTTCGTGAACACAAAATCATTGATTGTTGCCACGGATGAAAATGTCAGCAACACGGGTGGTGAATTTGATTCCGGTTTCGACGGTTCATTTAATTAAAAAAAAATCATGTCAAAAACTACGCAAGAACTAATTGACCAAGCGAATGCGAATTTGCCGGATAACTCATCGAATGAAATATCCGCGCAAGATGTCAGAGAACAACACATCGACAACGCGCAAAGTTCATTCAATAAGGTTTCCGACCGAAATTTGGTTGGACTGAAACCATATAGCCCGGCGATTCAATATGAAGTCGGGGACACGGTGACATCATCCGGATTAGTTTGGGAATGTGTAACACCAACAACCGGTGCGTGGAATCCATCACATTGGTTTTCATTGGGGACATCCGGGACACCATATTCGTTGAATTTGGGGGTTCCTAACGGTTTGAGCATTTCGGGAATAAACCCGCAAACACTTTCAATGGCGATTGCAAATTCAACAACCACCGGTGCGTTGTCAATGTTGGATTGGGCGTCATTTAACGCAAAGCAAAACGCGTTAGGGTACACACCATTGAACGCAACCGAAAAAGCAACCGCAAACGGTGTGGCACCATTGGATGGTTCGGGTGTGGTCCCGTTTGCGAACCTCCCATCATCTTTGGCGGGTGCATTGAATTATTTGGGGACTTACAACCCGGTGACGCATTTTCCGGCAATTGACAATGGTTCGGGGAATGAACGCGATTATTATGTTGTGAGTGAGGGCGGAACACATGATTTTGGTTCCGGTGACATCACGATGATTGCCGGGGATTTTCTAATCCATAACGGTTCATCATACGACCATGTGGCAACGCAAGGTGGTGGCGTCGAAAGTGTGCAAGGGGACACGAGCAAAAACATAAGTTTAGGAACGGGATTCCCAAACACATTGTCGGTTTGGGACAACGGAAATAAATTCAAAAGTGTGCCGGTGCATGTATTGGTCAGCGACGGAAAAACACGTTTGGGATTAGGTATTCCCGCATCGAACACATTGGAATTCGCATTTGAAGATTCCATCACGGGGTTTTTAACGACAATAAATGGTGGTAACACATCGTTGGGAATCAATGTTGGTGGTGTGAACATTTCGGAACTTATCAGTTCGGGAACGGGTGGTCACATCATCATCAACAAACAACCAATGATGGTTCAAAATCCGGGGGGTTCGGCGCAATATCCTTTGTTGTCGTTGGGTGCATCATCCGCATTGGCACCGCACATTGCGTTGGGATTAGGTGTCGCGCCATCAACACCGGTTGCCGGGCAAATTTGGGCAACACCTAATGGATTGTATTATCGACACGGTGATACAACGGTGAATTTGGCAACCGGTGTTGATTCGGAAAAGGAAAAGGAAATTGCCGAATTCAAATATTTTGAAAGTGGGTTTTCAATCACAACGAATTCGAATAAAATATATCATGATTGT